TGTTCTACTCGTTCAACTGTTACGGAACAGCTGACGCCATCTCGTTCGACGAAGACAACATGTTCCTTCGGGTCCACGATCTGAAGACGGGCACCTCCAAAGCGTCCATGGATCAGCTGTATGTCTACGCCGCGATCTTCTGTCTGGAGTATGACTTCCGACCGTTCGAGATCGAGGGTGAGCTTCGCATCTACCAAGGTGAAATCATCTACTGCGAAATCGATCTCGAATACCTCGCGCACACCGTAGACATGATCTACACATCGGATAAGCGAATCGAAGAAAAGCGCCGAATGGGGGGTCTGTTTTGATCATCGACGAGGACGAGTACAACGCGCTTACTGGTGCGGTTGTCAAGGCAGACGAAGACGCCGAGCACTATGGCATCAAGCGGAAGTCCGGTCGCTACCCGTGGGGTTCTGGCGAAACTCCGCACGAGCGTGCTGCTACCTTCCAGAGCAGTGTGAAGAGTCTTCGAGCCCAAGGTGTGAGGGACGCGGAGATCGCAAAGGGTTTTGGCTTGACAAGCTCGCAGTTTCGCACCACCGTCTCAATGGCGAAAGCAGCGCGAAACCAAGACTTGATCAACCAGGCTCAGCGTCTTCGCGACAAGGGACTGTCCAACGTCGCTATCGGACAGAAGATGGGAATCCCCGACACTACAGTCGGGAACCTTCTCAGGCCTGGCCGAAAGGACAAGGAGAATATCCTTGCTGCCACTTCTGAGATGCTTCGTGCTCAGGTAGACACGAAGAAATACGTCGACGTTGGTAAGGGCGTTGAGCTTCACCTGGGGATCAGTGCTGAGAAGCTCAGGGACGCCAGGCGCCTCCTCGAGGACGAAGGCTACGTTCTTCACCGTCTCACAGTAGAGCAGCTTGGAACCGGCAAGAACACCACACTGAAGGTGCTTACGGCTCCGGGCACAACCTTCCAAGAGATCCTGAAGAACCGGGACCAGATTCAGCCGGCCATGCTCAAGTCGACTGACGGCGGTCGAAGTTACGACCGTATTGAGCCTCCTGTCTCGATCAGCTCTAAGCGGGTTAAGGTCCGCTACGCTGAAGAAGGCGGTGCCGATGCTGACGGTGTGATCTACGTTCGTCCTGGCGTGAAGGACGTCGCTCTTGGCAGGGGCCGCTATGCGCAGGTACGCGTCGCTGTAGACGGCTCGCATTACCTCAAGGGTATGGCGATGTACGGCGATCCGAAGGACTTCCCTCCTGGTGTAGATCTCGTGTTCAACACGAACAAGAAGAACACCGGGAACAAGCTCGACGCGATGAAACCGATGAAGAAGGACAAGCTGACGGGTGAGATCTCTCAAGACGACCCCTTCGGCTCCAACATCCGGGACCAGGTCTACAAGAAGAATCCGGATGGAACAGACGCCAGAGATGAGCATGGAAACCGGATCGTCGAGTCGACGATGAATCTCGTCAACGAGGAAGGTAAGTGGGACGAATGGTCCCGTAACCTCTCTTCTCAGATGCTGTCGAAGCAAAAGCCTGCTCTGGCGAAGAACCAACTCGACATGGCCCTCGAAGGCAAACTTCGTGAGCTTGACGAGATCAGGGCGACTACCAACGACACCGTCAAGAAGCATCTTCTGGAGAAGTTCGCCGACTCGGCTGACTCCTCAGCGGTCCACCTCAAGGCCGCACAGATGCCCCGACAGGCGACCAAGGTCATACTACCCATCAACTCGATGAAGGAAAACGAGGTCTACGCGCCCACCTTCAACGATGGTGAGCAAGTAGTACTGGTTCGCTTTCCTCATGGTGGGAAGTTCGAGATCCCCCAACTCAGGGTAAACAACCGTCACCCTGAGGCGAAGAAACTTCTGGGTAATGCCCCCGACGCGATCGGCATCCACAGCAAGGTAGCCGAACGACTGTCTGGTGCGGACTTCGATGGCGACACTGTATTGGTCATCCCTAACAATCATGGGAAGATTCAGACAGAGCCTGCTCTTGAAGGCCTGAAAGGGTTCGATCCTAAGTCCGCTTTCCCTCCTTATGACGGAATGCGTACTATTGATGGCGGTACTTGGAATGCGGCCAAGCGCGAAGTCGAGTTCCCAGTCGGCCAAAAGTCCTCTCCCAAGCTCAAGGGCTCGGAGATGGGAAAGGTATCAAACCTCATCACCGACATGACCATCAAGGGCGCGCACAATGATGAGATTGCTCGGGCTGTTCGCCATTCAATGGTAGTCATCGACGCTGAAAAACACAGCCTAGATTACAAACGATCCGCGGTTGACAACGGTATCGCTAACCTGAAGAAGAAGTATCAGTCTAAAGAGGACGGCACCGTTGGTGGTGCAGCGACCCTCATCTCAAGGGCTGGTTCTGAATCTCGGATCCCGGACAGGAAGCCTCGCCCCGCTGATGAAGGTGGGCCGATCGATCGCCTTACAGGCAAGCGCGTCTATGTAGAGACTGGGAAAGAGTACTACAACGGCAAAGCGAAGACTCTCAAGATCGAGAAGCTCGCTCTCACCGACGACGCGCACTCGCTCTCCTCTGGCAGGCCGATCGAACACGTCTACGCGGAGTACTCCAACAAGCTCAAGGCCTTGGCCAACATGTCTCGTAAGGAGATGCTCGAGACACCGGACATCGAGTACTCTCCGCGCGCTAACAAAGCGTATGCGGAGGAAGTGAAGATGCTTCAGGCCAACCTGAACAATGCTCTTCGTAACGCCCCTCTCGAACGACAGGCCCAGGTGATTGCAAATGCCCGGTTCCGTCTTAAGAAGGAGGCGAATCCTGAGATGGACGATGCCGAGATCAAGAAGCTGAAGTCCAAGGAACTTGAGGATGCTCGCCGAAGAGTAGGGGCTGGTAAGGACCTGGTCACGATCGAACCCAAGGAATGGGAAGCCATCCAGGCTGGTGCGATCACTAAGACCATGCTCAAGAACATCCTCAACAACGCTGATGTGGAGAAGATCAAGAAGCTGGCAACTCCAAGAGAGAAGCCAGCTATGAACGAAGCCGATCTGAACCGTGCCAGACTCATGCTCATCGGAGACAAGCACACCTTGGCTGAGGTAGCTAATCAGCTTGGTGTCTCTGTTGACACACTCAAGTCTGCCATTGCAGGTGATTCGTGATGGCTACGGAACACATGCTCAGCACCGAGGACAACCCGTACAACCCATGGACGCAATGGGATTCCTGGTTTGCCTGGGACACTAGGGAGCGATACAACTCCCTATCCCTCCTTGCCAGGGTAGTACGAACATCTGACGAACTCAGTGATCAACTGCAGAGTCAAGCAATCGAGGACGCGATCGACGAGATCGTTACCGAGAATGTGTCAGGTGTTCACATCAAGGTCGCTGATCCGTCAAACGATTAGCTCGCCTTTCCTGTGACAGGTCCGAGGTTAGTCAAGGTTCCTTTCGGTTTCCCCCAAACCGCGAACCTTCCCCCACCGACTAACCTCGGACCGCCACATGAACCGAGCTACAAGTTCTCTCCCTTTTTGCCTATCTGATCAAGGTAGGGGGGAGGGGTCTCAAAAAATACACCCCCCTTTGCATCGCCCGTCCACCAAAAATAGCCCCGGCGGGACTTTTGGGCAAAAGTTTTTGGTCCCAGGGGTTGCTCTGGGGTCTTCTCGCACCATTCTGGGGCTAATCGGCAATCCCGCCGTAGCGAGAAGACCCCTGAAGAACCCCTGGTAACACATCCCCTGGAGGCCCCCATGCCACTGGTAAAGACCTATGCCGATCTTCCTCAGGGTCCGTTCAAGGATCCAGTCGAAGACCAGGATCTCGCCACCAAGAAGTACGTCGACGACGAAGTCGCGACAGGTGCATCCGCAACACCCTCCGGTGTTGTCATGTCGAACCTCGTCGGTGACGGAATCACCCTCGCAGGCGCGAGCTGCGACTCTGGCAGCAGTACCGTAACGGTCTCGGGCTGGACCGGTTTCGTGTCGACTGACGTGGGCAAGAAGGTCCTGCTGTACGAGGCGGCCTCGGCAAGTGTCTGCACGTTCGTTGGTCACATCGTCACGGTGAACTCGAACGACAGCGTCGATCTCGACCGGAACGTCACCACAACGGTGACGGACGTCATGATGTGCTACGGCACTGACGAGACGGCCGTGTTCCAGGATGACATCGACCGGGCAGAGGCATACGCCCTTCTTCACGGCGGCAAGGTCCAGCTGCAAATTCCGTCGGCTGCCAAGGACCACTTCGTCATCGCCGGCCCCCTGACGAATTCTGGGCAGGGTAACAGTCAGGTCGTCATTCCGGTATGGCCCACCACGGGACCCAAGTTGGTCCTGGACATCGTTGGGGCTTCTGACGGTTCCGCGACTCAGCACTGGGAGACCGAGCTTCCCAACGTGGGCGGCTCCACGTTCGTGTCGTACTACACCTACGCTTCTGCGTCGGCTCAGGGTACAGACATCAACGCTTACGGTCACAGCAGCATGCTCGGCGGCCCGACGGAGCCGTTCGGTTACACCCAGGCCGCCCTCTTCAACAACGTCCAGGTCACTCTGAAGAACCTTCAGATCCGTACCACCCACACGACGGATGGCATCGGAATCGGCGCGGCCTACCTCGCATCGTGTGCATCGGGCGGTGTAGACCGGTTCGGCTGGGGCTCGATGTCCACCGTTCCCCAGGGCATCGGATCGGTAAGTCTCTACGGCACAGGCTTGGTGATCGGTCTCTACCTTCCGACTGCCGGCAACAACGATCTGTCCTACATGACGAACTCCACCTGTCACGGTGGGTACACGTACGACGTGTGGGTGTCGGAGCACACGGACATGTTCTCCGTCCGACTGCTGTACGGCTGGGCAGGGCTCTGCATCGTCGGCAACTACTGGTCGTCGGTGGGTACTACGCACGGCGTCAACGGCTTCGTTTCCATCGAAGCGTGTTCATACTTCGTCTACTTCATCGGAGCAGGTTCGGGGGGTAATGGCCCTTATCTGCATCTGATACTTGACACCGAAGGCACGCTCAAGATCGGTGACAACAACGGCGGTGTTGCGTCGCTGTCTGTCACTGGTCAGATGTACCTCATGGGGGACATCAACCAGGACACGTTCACCACAGACCACCCGGTCGGTTTCAACATCACCCTCCTGACCAAGTGGTACCCGAACAAGGGTGTCAGTGCTGACTGGGACGTCGACACCTTCACCACCTTGGTGATAGTTGACGCGACCGCGGGAAATGTAGTCCTGAATCTCCCCACTGCCGATGGCAGGACGAAGCCTCTCACGGTTGTTCTCGGAGCAACTGCTTCGGGGCACACCTGCACGGTGACTCCGGACGGGTCAGAAACCATCAACGGAGACGCGACCAAGGTTCTCAGCACTGTCTGGGACAGGGCCACGTACGCGCCCTACAACCACAACTGGGTACAAACCGCATAGTAACCCTCTGCGTTCTAGATGTGAACCGACAAGGAAGGAGTTGAAAACTGTGACTGTTCGCCGACAAAACGTATCTCCATCCGACCCAAATCGTAATCGGCGAAAGCCGGCTACAACTCCTGAGGCTCGGGAAAGTCAGCTCATCGCCAAGGCTGAAAGACTCGCTGAACGTCAGATGGACGATGGTACGGCATCCGCTCAGGTCATTACGCACTATCTGAAACTCGGTTCTACCCGAGAACAGCTAGAGCAAAGGCGCCTGGCCGGAGAGGTCGAACTACAGAAAGCCAAGATCGAAGCGATGGGCTCGACGCTGCGGCTGGAAGCCATGTACGCCAAGGCGATGGACGCCTTCCGCGGGTATCAAGGAGTACCCAGCGAGGACGTTGATGACGGATACGGGGATGGCTAGATCGTATTCCGAACTTAACCGACTTGAAACGTTCCTGGAGCGCTATCGTTATCTAGCACTCCGCGGAACAGTCGGCGAGTCGACTTTCGGATTTGATCGGTGGGCCAACCAAGCTTTCTACACGTCAAGGGAATGGCGTAATGCCCGTCATGGGATCATTGTCAGAGACAACGGATGTGACATGGGTATCGATGGGTACGAGATCCACAAGGGTCTCTATATTCACCATCTGAACCCGATCACAATGCGTCAGATTGAGTCAGGGGATCCATGCATCCTTGACCCTGAAAACCTGATCACCGTATCCCACAACACGCATAATGCCATCCACTATGGCGACGAAAGAATGCTTCCTCGCCCTCTAGTAGAACGCAGACCTGGCGACACGAAACTCTGGTGATAGTCGTGGGTGTCTACGGCATCGACATACTTCACTACCTCGAACGCACAAACTACGAAGGAGTACCCATGGCTGACGCTCAGCCGAACTACGACGACACGGACGTGGAGTTGGCGCTCGCCAATACCGACGCTGGTGACGACTCCGACAACGATCTCCCGGCCAGCGACTTCGACGGGTTCCCCGAGGACGACGTCGAGAACAACTTCGCCGGCGACAACGAGCCTGCCGTAGAGGAGAGCGACGACAACGTCGGTTCCGAAGAGGAGGTCACTCAGTGACTGCCACCATCGCCTACGACAAGTCCGTCAAGAACCTCATCGACAAGCTGAGCGCCACGGGCCACGTCACTCACACGCCGTACAAGAAGAAGTCCGTCACCCTCCATCACAACGGCGGCCGGCTCTCGCATGAGGGCGTCCTCAAGGTCTGGCAGACGCGGCCGGCTTCAGCTCACTTCGATGTCGACTCCACCGGTGCCGTGGCCCAATACGTCCGGGTGAATGAGTACGCCTGGGCCGTCGGCAACGCCAAGGGCAACCAGGAGACCATCTCCATCGAGATGGCGGATGCCACGCTCGCTCCGGGCTGGACTGTCGCTGACGTCACCTGGAAGAGCGCCGCTCGTCTCGCGGGCTGGCTCTTCGCCAAGGTGGTGGATGGTACGCCGCGTCCCACCAAGGACAACTTCTTCTACCACCATCACTGGTCATCTACGGCCTGCGCCGGCCCGTACATGGACAAGATCTACGCCAAGGTCCTCAAGGCCGCCCAGGACGCCTACGACAGCTTCAAGGCGAAGAAGTCCACCCCCTCCTCCTCGGGCTCCTCCACCCCCGCCAAGAAGACGATCACCGACATCGCCAAGGACGTCCTCGCCGGCAAGTACGGTGACGGTCCCGATCGTCGACGCCGCCTGATCGCCAAGGGCTACAACCCCGGCAAGGTCCAGGCCGAGGTCAACCGTCTGCTCAACGACAACCACGCTGCCACGGGCCCCAAGGGACCCAAGACGTACAAGCAGCTCGCCGACGAGGTCTACCGAGGTGTGTGGGGCGACGACCCCGAGCGGTCCAAGAAGCTGAAGGCCGCGGGCTACGACCCGGCGCATGTCCAGCGGGAAGTCAATCACCTGGTGAACGTCAGGGGCTAATCCCGTCAAAATGAGAGGAGGTGTCCCACGTGGCACAGAGCATACTCACCAGTGTCAAGAAGATTCTCGGCATAGCCGAGAGTGACACGTCGTTTGACGTGGATGTCATACTTCACACCAACTCCGTATTCTCGATTCTCACTCAGGTCGGAATCGGACCCGATAACGGCTTCATGATCGAAGATGCCACTACCACGTGGGACGCCTTCGTCACTGACAATAAACTGAATTCGGTGAAGACTTACGTCTACCTCCGAGTTCGGTTGTTGTTCGATCCGCCGAACACGTCTTTCGTGATCGACTCGATGGAGAAGCAGATCGAAGAACTCGAGTGGCGCCTCAATGTAGTCAGGGAGGCAGTTTCGTGGACGGATCCCAACTTGTAATAGTCGCTCTCCCGTCCGAAGATGACTACGTACGACAAGTTTCGAGTGAAAAAGAACCTCACTTGACACTTCTGTACCTGGGTGACAACAAGTTCAATCCGACAGAACTCGCTCACATCACAGAGTATGTGGGGCACGCTTCCTCCATGCTCTCGCGGTTCTCTCTCAGTGTTGAAAACCGGGGTGAACTCGGAGACAAAAGCGCAGATGTTCTTTTCTTTAGTAAGATGTGGACAAAGAACATCGAAACGTTCCGGTCCCATCTTCTTCAAGATCCGCTCATCTCAGCAGCGTATCACTCGACCGACCAGTTCCCTGAGTGGAATCCGCATCTGACGTTGGGTTTTCCTGGAACTCCGGCAAAGAAGCAGACCCCTGGATTGTCGACGATCTACTCTGTCGATTTCGACCGGATTGCTTTGTGGACTGGTGACTACACAGGTCCCACATTCCCGCTCAAATCCTATAACTATGGCATGGAGGTTGCAATGTCGCAGATCGAACTAGGCCGCTCTGCAGTGAGCAACGTCCTCGCTCACCATGGTGTGAAGGGTATGAAGTGGGGTGTCCACAAGTCCGAATCAAGCGGCGGTTCATCGGGCTCCGCGCCTAAGGCTTCTGCCGACGCCAAGTCTGCCGATTCAGCCCAGTCCAAGATCAACTCCGGCGGTACACGAGCTCTCAGCAACCAGGAACTT